CTTCTGCGTCAGCCCGGCGGCCTGCCGTGCCTCCCGGATGATGCGGGCAGATTCGGGATGGGGACGGGTGGACATAAGATTCACCTCGATTGATTTTTTGAAAAAGTTAATTGCAAGCAAAGAGAATGATAGCTTTATATAAAAAGGCTACGACAACAGGAGCTGCCAATGCGAACGCCATCGCCTTTTTGTTAGAGGGCTCGAACATATCGTAAAGGTCGGGGTGTCGGCGATAAAGAGCATCTGTGATCCCGTAGGCAAAAAACAGGAGGAGACAAGAGCCGAACGCTGCCCCAACGGAACCGACGACAAGAGTAAGAAGATCATAAGAAGGGCTGAGGGCAACGCAGACGCTTGCCGAGAGACTTGCGAGGATGAGGAGAATTTGAAGTTTGCTTTCTTCAAGCCTTTTGGATTCTGCGCGCTCTTGGTCATAAAGTGACTTCATAAAGGCCAGCTCATTGGTGAGTTTTTCGATTTGCCAAAGGGCGCCTTGCAAAGAAAGGCTACAATGCTGGCCATCAGAATCAGAAAGTTGATTTATATATTTTCTTAGCCGCTGAATAGACTCTTCGTAGGTGGATTTATCTTCGGGGGATAGCTTTTGCATAGCATCGGACTCTTCGCGGGCATTTGCGTTGTCATAGGGCGAAAACATGATGACTTCTCCATATACTGATCAGCCGCTTTGGTATAGCCAGAGCGGTTATTTTTTATGCTTCCTTTGCGCCCAGACCAGACGCAGGACATTTTTTATAACGTCCGGTGAGGACGAGGTCTTCGACATACTCCACCGCCTTGGTCTGGCCCTCATCGTTGAGCTGGTCGAAGGCTGCTAAAAGAGTGGACTGCTGGGGAGTGAGGACGTGAGCTTCGGCAAGCTCGGACGAAAAATCATCCTGATACAGGAAATTGGGGTCAACGTGAAGAATATCAAAAATTTCCACCAGAATTTCCCACTTTGGACTGCTTACACCATTCTCATAGTTGCTGATGGCGTTTTTGGTCACACCAAGTTTCTTGGCTAAATCCTGCTGAGTAAATCCAGCCTGCTCACGCGCCTGTCGGAGCCGAGAAGCAAAAGACATTTGAACCACTTCCTTAAAAAATCTCGTTCTGGTGCAAGTATAAAGGCCACGTCTTGAAAAGTCAAGATGAAAGTTCAAGAAAATTGAACAAAGCTCTTGACTAAACAAGAATCCTGTGCTATTGTAAAAATGTCCAAGAAACTTGTACATGAAAGGAGCGTGCAGAATGAGTGCAACTGAGATGATTTATAAAATCATTGATGAAAAATGCTTGAAGCAATCAGCGGTTGCAAGGGCAGCAGGCTATGACCCGAAAAAATTCAATGCTCTTCTTCGCGGACGGAAGAAGATGACATCGGAGGACGTTGTGCCAATTTGCAAAGCGTTGGGCATAACTCCGAATGAGCTTTTCGGGATTGACCGCTGACCCGCCGAAGAGCGCGTGAGGGAGGAGGAAAAGTGATAACGATTATTGGCATGGCAGCAATATGGATTTGTGCAGCGGTGTGCGTATATGTCATTGCCCGATGGGGGCCGCGAGGTATGCTGCGGTGGTATCCGTGGTATGCAATAGCAATATGCAGCCTCGAAAGTGCTGTCTTGGCAGGCATTGCACAGATCAGTGGAACTCTTTGAGTTCCTCTTGCATCGCAATAATCAGCTCGATTTTTGCATTTGCGAGTTTCGCCATTTCGTCTTTAGAAGGCGACGCTGGATAACGAAGCAACTCGGAGTAGTAAATGCTTGTGGCGTTGTTCACACGAGTTCCAGAAAGAATCATGACTTGGGAATTAGCGCTGCTGAGTTGCAGGACAGCTTCAGAAGACAAGGGATAGGAGGTAGAAGAAGCTAACGAGATAAAGGTTTTATAAGCTTCAAGTTTTGCGTTGAAAAACAACTGAGAAGATTGAAGCTTATAGGCGGAATAATTGTTGATAACAGCTGTAATGGGAGAGGCGACCAAGGCGAGAATTGTGGCGAAAATCGACAAAATAGCAGTAAGTTGAGAAGCAGTCATAAAAACACATCCTTTCTGAAAGGATTGTATCACGCAGCGAGAAAGCGGACAAGCCGCTGACCCGCCGAAGAGTGCGGGAGGAAGGAAAACATATGAACCGTTACATGATCGTGATCCCGGCGAAGAACCGGAGCTTTCTGCTCAAGTGCGACGAGGGCGACTGCATGAAGCTGGAGACCCTGCAGAAGCTGGTGAGCGGATATGTGGAGACCGTGCCGTCGGCGCTGGACGCCACCTGGGCGCGGGAGGAAGCCGACCGGCTGGTGCTGCTGGTGGACGAGGACGGCCGCCTGAAGTGCAAGGCTGCAAACCAGAAGGCCACCAACATTGCCCCGGCGGACGTTACCTGGAACGGGATGCAGCCCCTTGTGGGTGCTGCCGTGCTGGCGCTGCAGCGGGGCGACAAGCTGATGGGCTTTAGCAAGCACGTGGCGGAGGACATCCGCAGCGAGTGGCTGTAAGGAGGGGCTGGCCATGCGGAAGGCAAAAGTCTGGGACGCGAGGCAGCTGCCCGCGTATCTGACCGTGGCGCAGTACGGCGAGCTGATGGGCATCTGCCCGAAGACGGTGCGGCGGATGTGCCAGCGGGGGGAGCTGCCGGCACACAAGGAGGGGCCGAAGCTGTGGCGCATCGACAAGAACGCCGCGCTGGAACAGCGGCAGGAGGCCATGGAGATCTGCCAGCGGAACGCCAGGAAGGCCCCGAAAAACAAAAAGCCCGCCGGTGCTGGAACACCGACGAGCCTCCGAGTGACAGGTTGAAAGGGCCTATCACCGGAATGATTTTACCACAACGAAGGGAGAATAGCAATGAAAATGAAGATACAGGCGCTTTACCTGACCGGCACTGCGCTGCTCATCGGCGCGGCGGGGGTGGGCGACAGCATCACCTTTGACGCCGTGGGCAGCTGGACGGGCGCGGCCATCCTGGCCGTGCTGATGGCCGCCGGCGGCATCGTCTGCTGGGGCTATGGCCGGGGGCTCGAGATCGAGCGGGCGGAGAAGGCGCAGCTGCGCCGGTACTGCCGCAAGCTGAAGAGCTGCCAGAGGGCGGCGGAAGAGAAGAACGACAAGCATAGCGCGTAAAGGAGAAGAGTGCAATGGTACGAATCGAGATTAAGAAAGTGGCGAATGGGCAGATGATGCTCGGCATAGAGGCAAAAAAAGAAGCGCCGGATGAGGTGCTGACGTGTGCCGCCCGCGGCTTTGTGGGTGTGGCAAGGCATCTGCTGGGGCCGATGGCGACCAACCCACAGTTTGCCGAGGAAATTTCGAGGGGTATCAAGGAAATGCTGCTGGATACGGAAGACCTCAAGGTAACGCGGGGCGTAGAGGGCAAAGAAGCAAAGTTTATGGCAGCGCTGTACGGAATGAATGCGGGGGAGCAGGAATGAAACTGGAAGAATACGAGCACATCATGCGCACCGGTACGCCTAGCGACCGGGCGCGGGCCATCGCAGCAGCGAGCAATGACAAGGAGCTGAGCGAAGAGGAGTTCCACCAGCTGACGGCCCTGATCAAGGGGGCCGTGCGGCCCGGCACCCGGAAGCTGACGCCGGACGAAGCAAAGCTGTGGGCAGAGGTGGGCCGGATCAACACCCGGCTGAAGCAGGAGATGGTGGCAGCCAGTTTTACGGTGCGGGCCTTGCCGGGCGACCTGCAGGAGGACGCCATCAACATCCTCTCCAAGACCGTGAGCGGGATGATGGGCGATCTGAGCCGCCTGATGGCGGAGACCGGGGAGCCGTGATGGACCGAAAGCAATGCATCCATGTTTTTGAGATAACCCGCCCGGAATGCCTTATTTGCACCGGGCGGGATGAGAAGTGCAGGGAGTACAAAGAACATGAAGAAGAACAAGATGAGTCTCACGACAGAGCTGGATCTGACGCGGGAGGGGACGGCGGAGATGACGAGGTGGTGCATCCTCATCGCGCTGCATCAGAGCTTTGGCATTGGCGCGGCGCGGCTGAACAAGGTTCTGGCCCGGGCGGAAAAGCTGGGGCAGGAGAGTCTGGATGTGGCCATGACAGTAAACGACCGGGGGATGCCCTCGACGGACAGGAGCCTTGCTTTGCGGCGCAGCTGGATGCCGAGGAATGTAGATCCCGACTTCCGGGTGCCGGTGCTGCGCAGCCCCCGCACCCGGCGGGAAGAGCAGCTGCGGATGGCGGGCGACGTGGCGGCCAGTATGGTCTGGACGCTGTGCGCCAAGGCCTGCATGGACGAGCTGGGCTTCGGCACGGAACGGCTGCTCCGCCTGAAGGAAGAGGCGCTGGCCAACTACCGGCAGGTGAACGAAGAAGGTCACGCGGACGGGCTGGATGTGGCGATGGAGCATCTGCGCCGGTGTGCGCAGGCTGCGCTGAAGGAAGACATCGTGGTGGAGAATCAGCCGGACGAAGACCGGGCCAGGCAGAGCGAACGGGATTACGAGGAGCAGAAGCGGGCGTTTTTGAAGCGGGCCGTGATGCAGCAGCTGGGGCGAAAGGCCGGGAAGGGCGGACTGCGGATCCTGAGCGAAACGCAGATGGAAGAAAAGGCTGCTGCCGCCATGGCGCAGCTAAAGGAGAACACATGGGAAAAGCGAATCTCTACACCGTAAAGGACTACCTGACCGGGGAGGTCCTCGCAAAAGGCACAGCCGGAGAGCTGGAGGCCAGCGGCATCGTGCCGAAGGGCTACCACACCAGCGAGTGGGCCAAGCACGAGAACCAGAAGCGACGGAACCGGAAATACGCAATCTCTTTTGAGGAACGGCAGCCGGAAGTGAAGCGCGGCGAGAAAGGCCGGATGATGAGCGTCTACACCTGCTACAACGCAGCCGGAGACGTAATAGGCGAAGGCACCGCAAGGGAGCTGTGGGAGGCGGGCGTCTTCAGCAACGACAACGCGGCCTACTATACCTACAAAGAACAGGGCGGGCGCTGCATAAAGCGCGGCATCGCAAAAATGACCTGCCGAAAAGAGATGCGGAAGGTCGGCCAGAACAATGCCCGGGGTGAAAAGGCAGACTGCGCCGCAAAGAAGCCGGAGCGGCCCGTCCTGCGGAAGATAAAAGACCCGACGCCGCTGGACTACGACGTCCACGACCTGATACTCTACAACGCCATCGCCAGAAAGGAAGGCCGGCCGGAGTTGACCTACGGCTACTGGGCGGCGGCGGGAAAGCCAGCAAGGCCATAAAAATACAGACAGGCAAGCCCCCGATGGTTTTCCATCGGGGGCGTCTTCGACAAAATATAAGGCGAGATGGGTGCTGCCGAGGAGGCTCGGCGGCAGGCATATCGGTTTATATAGAGGTAAACCTCTCAGCGTTCCCGTCGGCCTTTGGCCGCGCGAGAACGCAGCTCCCCTACCGAGGGGAGCCTTTCTCAAATGAAGCGTCCGGGCGGGCGCTTTGGGGAGCTAGTATACCCGTTATCCCTGTGACGGTGATGGGCCACAGGAAAGAAAACTACACTACCAGCTCAAGGCAGCAGGAGGGTACAGGATGAAGAAGAGATATACCCGGGAGAAGAAAACACTCTGCGGAGAGGGGTACATGGAGGTGGACCTCTACCACATCACACCGGAGGAGCACGCAGCCAAGCGCCGGAAGAAGACGAGGCCCAGCAGCGAGCGGCAGAAAAAGCGGAACGCCCAGCACGCACACCGGTGGAGGGTACAGAAAGCCAACGCAAACTTTACCGTGCTGGGATTTTATCTGACCCTGACCTACATAGACACCTTTTTGCCGGAGAGCATGGAGCAGGCCCAGCGGGATTTACGCAATTACATCCGCCGGGTGAAGGCTGCCATCGCAAAGCTGTACGGCCCGGGCGCCGAGCTGCGGGTCATGGGCCTGACCGGCTGCGGACGGAAGAGCGGGCGGTACCACCATCATCTGCTGGTGGAGTGCAAAGGGCTGACCATGCGGCAGAATGCGGAGTTCCGGCAGCTGCTGGAAGACAAATGGGCCGTGCGCTGGCCGGACGGCAGCGTGGAGAGCCTCGGCACAGCCAACGCTGACCGGCTGAACCTGCAAAACAGGCTGGATGACCTGATCACCTACTTCGAGAAGCACGGACAGATGCGGTGGTACGAGACGAAGAATCTGACACTGCCGGTGGAGCGCGCCCCCAACGACACCCGATGGAGCCTCAAGCAGCTGCGCAAGGCCTGCACCGAGTGCAAGGACAACGCCTACTGGTGGGAACAGAGATACCCGGGCTGGAAGTTTGTGCGGTGCGTCGTGCCGGAGCCGGACGCGCCGGGCGACGAAAAAGAGGGCTGGGACGCAGACGAGCTGCGCTGCTATGTGGTGATGGTAAAGCGGGAGGGTGCGAAAGTTCGCACCTGACAGACAAAGTACCGGTATTTTGCGCGGTAAAAACGCGCTTTATTCGCGCGCGGGAAGAAAACGCGCAGGAAGACGGGAGGCGGGGAGTTGACCAGGGAGCAGAAACGACGGGTGCGGGAAGAGCTGCGGGCTTGTGGACAGGGAAAAAGCGACTGGGCGGGCGTGATCGCGCTGGCGATGGACTACTACGAGGCCGCAGACCCGGTGTGCAAACGGCTTTTGCAGATGCGGTATCTGGACGGGATGCCGGAGGAGCGAGTGGTGGCGAAGCTGCACATCGGGCGGACGACCTACTACCACAAGGAGCTGGAAGCGCTGAGCACCGTGGCAGTGTATGCGGCGGCGGCAGGGCTGTTATAGCATTGCCATAGCGTGATGAGGCTGGGGAGACCCGGCCTGTTTGTTCTACCTGGCTCTCAAATGTCCGCAGTAGTTTTGTTTTTCCGGCGGCGGTAGACTGGGAGGGAAGAACTACAGAGGGGAGGCAGAGCGGTGGCCAAGCGGGCATATTGCAAAAACACGGTAAAGGGCTCCCAGCGGGGGCGGAAGTACCCGCCGAAGGTGCGGGCCGAGGTGCTGATGGCCATGCTGTCGTCTGGCTCCATCTGTGCGGTAGCCCGGCGGTACGGCGTACCGGAGAGCACTATCCGCAGCTGGCTGGCCGAGGAAGCCGGCCGGAGCGACGCCTTTGCAAAAGAGCGGCAGGCCGCTGCGCGGGAGATCGCCATCCGGGCCAGCCTCGGGGCGAGGGCGCAGGTGAGCTATTTGCAGAGCCGTGTGGACGAGAGCCAACGGGCCGCGCAGGTACAGGCCAAGCTCCACCGGAAACTGGACGAGGACACCCGGGCCAGAAACTTTGCCATTGGCACGCTGCTGAAGGGGGACGCCGAGGAGCTGGCAGACGCCACGGAGACCGGGCTTGTGCTGTACGCTGCCGAGGGCAGCTACGACCGGCAGCTGGACGACGAGGAGCGGGAGGTTCTGGACGCCCAGCTGGAACGGTACAGCGGCCGGGTGATGAGCGACAAGAACGCCGCCGCGATGGCTGCCGTGCTGATGACCGTGGCCGAAAAGGCTGCGGCAATGGTACCCAGCCAGAGCCAGAGCGAGGGCGATGCCCCACCGCTGGTGGAGATCGGGGCCGAGGGCCGGGAAGAAAAAGGGCCGGAGGTGATGGTGGATGGAGCATAAAACATATCACGGACGCCCCGTGATCTGGTCGCCGCAGCCGAGGCAGGCAGCCTTTATGGCGCGCACCGAGGACGAAGCTCTGTATGGGGGCGCTGCTGGTGGCGGGAAGAGCGACGCACTGATCATCGAGGCGCTGCGGCAGGTACACATCCCGCACTACCGGGCGCTGATCCTGCGCAAGACCTACCCGCAGCTTTCAGAACTGATCGACAAGACCATGCGGTATTACAAGCCTGTTTTCCCGCAGGCACGGTACAACGGCACAAGCCACTGCTGGACCTTTCCCAGCGGGGCGAAGATCTATTTTGGCAGCCTGAACCACACACAGGACAAGTACAACTATCAGGGCAAGGCGTTTGATTTTATCGGCGTGGACGAGCTGACGCATTTTACCTGGGACGAGTACAGCTACGTGATGAGCCGCAACCGCCCCTCGGGACCCGGCACCCGGGTATACATCCGGGCTACGGCCAACCCCGGCGGTGTAGGCCATGGCTGGGTGAAGAGCCGATTTATCAGCCCTGCCCCGGCGGGTACACGGATGGTGCAGCTGATGAAGGTAAAGACGCCGGACGGGGATGAGATCACCCGGCGGCGCACCCGCATTTTTATCCCAAGCACCATTTTCGACAACCCGGCGCTGCTGAAAAATGACCCGGGCTACATCGGCACACTGGCCTCTCTGCCGGAGGCGGAGAAGCAGGCGCTGCTCTACGGAAACTGGGACAGTTTTTCGGGGCAGGTGTTCACCGAGTGGCGGAACGACCCGAACCACTACAAGGACCAGCGGTGGACCCACGTCATCGAGCCGTTTCCCATCCCGGAGCACTGGAAGATATGGCGGGGATACGACTTCGGTTTCTCGAAGCCGTTTTCTGTGGGGTGGTATGCAGCGGACGAGCGCGGGCGGCTCTACCGTATCAAGGAGCTTTACGGTTGCACCGGCACACCCAACGAGGGCCTGAGAAAGGACCCGATGGAACAGGCACGGATGATCCGGGAGGCAGAGGAAAATGACCCGCTGCTGAAAGGCCGGGTCATCCTGGGCGTGGCCGACCCGGCCATCTTTGACGAGAGCCGGGGCGAGAGCATCGCGGACATGCAGGAGAAAAGTCCGAACTTTCTGCACTGGATGCCCGGCGACCACACCCGTCTGGCGGGAAAGATGCAGTTTCACTATCGGCTGGCTTTCGGCGAAGACGGAAGGCCGATGCTGCAGGTCTTCAACACCTGCAAACACTTCATCCGCACCATCCCGAACCTCGTCTATGACGAGAGCAATGTGGAGGACATCGATACCACGCAGGAGGACCACATCTACGATGAGTGCCGCTATGTGCTGATGGAGAACCCCATCAGCGCCGCAAAGCACACCCAGCCGCCGCCCATGCTGGACGACCCGCTGGATATGGACCCGAGAAAGGACAAGACGAGGTTTATGAGGATTTGAACAGGAACGCGGAAAGGAAAATGGGATGGAATTTGGTAAAAAAGAGCTTGACCTGACAGCAGATGAAAGCCCCGGCGGCGAGAGTCTGGCCGGGGTGCTGGATGGTGAACCGGCGATCGGCGAGAAGGAGATCAGCGAGGCGATGGCCATCCTCGAAAAGTACAAGTCGGCCAAAGCCAGTCTCGACAAGCGGATCATCGACAACGAGGAATGGTACAAGCTGGGCCACTGGAAACAGTACGGCAACCGGGTGATGGAGGGCAAACGCGCCCCCAGCACGGGGTGGCTGTTCAACTCCATCGCCAACAAACACGCCGACGCCATGGACAACTACCCGGAGCCGAACGTGCTGCCGAGGGCGCAGGACGACGAGGAGACGGCGAGGCTCCTCTCCGACATTCTGCCGGTGGTGCTGGAACAGGCCGACTACGAGAGCGTGTACAGCGACACCTGGTGGCGTAAGCTCAAGCAGGGTACCGGCGTCAAGGGCATTTTCTGGGACCCGGCGCTGCGGGAGGGCCTTGGGGACATCGCCATCCGGAGCATGGACCTTCTGATGCTCTACTGGGAGCCGGGCGTGGAGGACATCCAGGACTCGGCCAACTTCTTCTCGCTGGCACTGGCCGACAACGACCGCCTGACGGCCAAGTGGCCGCAGCTGGAGGGCAAGGCGGGCAGCAGCGGCATCACCGTGGGGCAGTACGTCAGTGACCAGAACATCGACACCAGCGAAAAGAGCGTGGTGGTGGACTGGTACTACAAGCGGGAGAAGCCCGGCGGCCAGACCGTGGTGCATTACTGCAAGTTCTGCAACGGTGTGGTGCTCTACGCCAGTGAGAATGACCCGCAGATGGCCGAGACCGGTTTCTATGACCACGGAAAATATCCCTTCGTGTTCGACCCGCTCTTTGTGGAAGAGAACAGCCCGGCGGGCTTTGGGTACATCGACGTGATGAAGGACACGCAGGACGCCATCGACCGGATGACGCAGGCCATGGACGAGAACACGCTGGCGGCGGCCAAGAAGCGATACCTCGTCTCGGACACGGCGGGCGTGAACGAAGACGAGCTGCTGGACACGGCAAAAGACGTGGTACATCTGGTGGGCCGTCTGGATGAGCGGGGCTTCATGGAGCTGGAGACCGCTCCGCTGCCCTCCAACACCATCGCTTACCAGCAGAACCGCGTCGCAGAGCTGAAGGAGATCAGCGGAAACCGGGACGTGAACCAGGGCGGCGCGACCAGCGGCCTGACGGCGGCCTCGGCCATTGCGGCGCTGCAGGAAGCAGGCTCGAAGCTCAGCCGGGATATGCTGAAAAGCTCTTACCGCTCCTTTGCAAAGGAATGCTATTTCATCATCGATTTGATGCGGCAGTTCTACGACGAAGAGCGGGTCTACCGCATCACCGGCCAGCAGGGCGGTACGGAGTACCGGGAATTTTCCGGCCAGATGCTGCGGCCGCAGCCGGTGGAGAGCGTGGGCGGCGTGGAGCTGGGTGCCCATGAGCCGGTGTTCGACATCACGGTGAGCGCGGCAAAGAAGAGCACCTTCAGCCGCCTTAGCCAGAACGAGACAGCAAAGGAATGCTACCAGCTGGGATTCTTTGCTCCGGCCAACGCGGACGCCGCACTGGCGTGTCTGGACATGATGGACTTCGAGGGCATCGAGAAGGTGCGTCAGCGGGTGGCCCAGAACGGCACTCTGTACCAGCAGCTGCAGCAGGCAATGGCACAGATCCAGCAGATGGCGGCTGTCATCGACCAGCAGAACGGCTCGAACCTGAGCGAACAGGCCGGTGCTGCTGCCGCTGCCATGACCGGCGGCGGAGGCGGTGGAGAGACCAGCGCAAAGACGGTAACGAACTCTCTGGGCGGACAGGTGGGCGGCGGAACGAACCCGCTGGCCACGAAGGCAGCCGAGAGGGCGATGAACATCAATGACCCGAATAAGTGACATAAGAACGAGCGGAGGGTAACATGATCAAAATTATTTATGTGACAGACCCGGAGGGCGGGAAGCTGACGATGAGGGCCGAGGGCCACGCGGGGTATGCCCCGGCGGGACAGGACATCGTATGTGCTGCGGTGAGTTGCCTGATGCAGACGCTGGCGTACAGCGCTGCGGAGGACGAACACACCTCGAGCTGCATCTATCAGGGTAAGGACGGCCCGGTGGTGAATGTGGAGGCGGGCGACAGCGTCCTCATGCGGGACAAGTTCGAACTTGTGGCCGACGGTCTGGACCTGTTGGCCGAACAGTACCCGGAGAATGTGAACTTCAAGAAAAGCTGCAAGTGCAGCCCGGCGGTGGACTTGCAGCTGTTTGCAGCAACGGCGACGACCGCTGCCTGCGGCAGAAGCAGGGAGGAGCTGTTGGGGCCGCGGCCGGCAGGATGCAAGCAGAGCGCAGCAGACGCCGGGAGCCGCAACCCGGGGGAGCCTTTCGATTTGCAGCTGTTTGCGGAGGGCGGCGATGGTGCCGCCCCTGCGGCGGCAGAAAAGGCGGCGTCTGCCCCCGCCCAGAGCAAGGGCCGGGAGGCTGCTGCCGCTGAGGTGGATGAGATGCTGAGTCCGGCGGAAGAGTCGGACGCGGAGGAAGATGCTGCTGAAGGCGAGGAACAGGACGGTGCGGCAGACAAGAGCGGCACCGACCCGGAGGAGCACCGGAAAGCGTTTGGCGAACTGATGAGGGGCGAGTACAACCGGGAGTTTGGCGAGATGATCGTGCAGGCCACCCAGAAAGCCTACGACAGCATCCTGAACGAGCAGGGGCCGGTGGGGCGTATCCTGAACGCTTTGGGCCAGAAGTACGGTACTGCTCCCGGCGACTACGAGGCACTGGCCGCTGCGGTGGAGGGCGGCGTCGTGAAGGACGACGCCTACTACGAAGACATGGCCATGAAGAAGGGCATCAGCGTCCAGCTGGCCAAGGAGATGGACGCGCTGGAAAGCGAGAACGCCAAGCACCGTGCCGCCGAGCAGCAGCGGGCGGAAGCCGCCAAGATGGAAGCCATCCAGCAGGAGTGGGACGCCGCCGTGGAGCGCATCCGGGCTGAAGACCCGGACTTCGACATCAAGACGGCGCTGGCTGACCCGGACTTTGCCCAGATGCTCAAGCTGGGCGTGAAGATGGAGGACGCCTACAAGGCCCGCTACTTTGACGACATCATGGCCCGGAAGACTGCTGAGACCGCCAAGAAGACGGAGAGCGGCGTGGTGGAGCGTATCCGCCAGCGGGGCGCACGGCCCAGCGAGAACGGCACGAACCCCGTCGGTGCGGCGGTGCTGAAGACCGACGTCTCCAAGCTGACGCCTGCCCAGTGCGAAGAGCTGGAACGCCGGGCCATGCGGGGGCAGATCATCACTTTTTAACCGGAAGCTGCCGCTGCCCGGAAGAAAACCTCTCAGCTTTGCAGTTCGCCTGACGGCGGCGCTGCAGAGCAGCTCTCCTGGAAAGGAGAGCCTTTCTCAAAGGAAATGGCAGCTCTCAATAAAGCAAGACACGAAAGGAGAACACAAATGAAAATCCACATGAATCTGCAGCTGTTTGCACAGCCTGCAAACCACACCGGTGCGACTGGCATGAGCGCCGAAATGAAGACCTACTACGAGAAGCGTCTGCTGGACCAGGCAGAGCCGCTGCTGGTGCATGACCAGTTTGGCGACAAGTATCCCATCCCGGCCAACAACGGCAAGACCATCGAGTTCCGCAAGTACGAGAGCCTGCCCAAGGCCACCGAGCCGCTGACCGAGGGCGTGACCCCCAATGCTCAGGCCCTGACCGTCACCCCCATGACCGCCACCGTGAAGCCGTACGGCGGCTGGGCAGCCATCACCGACGTGCTGCAGCTGACCGCCATCGACAACAACATCACCCAGGCGACCAAGGTACTGGCGTCCCAGGCGGGCCGCACGCTGGACACCGTGACCCGCGAGGTGCTGGCAGGCGGCACCAACGTCATCTACGCGCCGGCTGGCGACACCGCCGTGACCAGCCGCGCCAATCTGACCACCGCCAGTGTGCTGACGCCCGACCTCATCGACCAGGCGGCCACTGCCCTGAAAGCCCAGAATGCCGACGCCATCGGCGAGAGCTACGTGGCTATCGTCCACCCCTATGTGGCCTATGATCTGCGCCGCAACCCGGAGTGGATCGACGTCCACAAGTATGCTGCCCCTGAGAACATCTACAACGGTGAGATCGGCAAGCTGGCCGGTGTGCGCTTCATCGAGACCAGCGAGGCGAAGATCTGGACCGGCAGCGGCTGCCCGAGCGGTCTGGCCGTGTTTGGCACTCTGGTGCTGGCAGCTCATGCCTACGCTGTGACCGAGGTGGAGGGCGGCGGCCTGCAGCACATCGTCAAGCAGCTGGGTGCGGGCGAAGACCCGCTGAACCAGCGCGCATCCGTGGGCTGGAAGGCCATCAAGACTGCGGAACGTCTGTGTGAGCAGTACATGGTCCGCATCGAGAGCATCAGCCCGAAGTACAGCGCGAAGGCGAAGGCAAACTAAGGAGGAAATACTATGGCGACTAAGAAAGAGACTGCTGCGGCGGATGCCGTGGAGAACGCGGTGGAGACTGTGGAGAAGGCCGAGGCAGCGACCGAAGAGAAGGACGACGGCATGGTGACTATCCACCTGTTCAAGGATGACGACCGCTATTCGGCACCGGTGTTCGTGGGCGTCAACGGCGACAGCTACCTCATCCAGCGCGGCATGGACGTGAAGGTGCCGAAGGCTGTGGCCGAGGTGCTGGAACACAGCATCAAACAGGACGCCGAGGCGGCCCGGAAGAGTCAGGCCATGCAGGCGGCGGCCGGAACCCAGATGATGACCATTTGATATTTCCCCCGGTACAGCTTGCAGGCGCTTGCTGCGCCGGGGGATTTTGTTTTGGAGGTTTTTTATGACAGCAGGCGAAGCGATAAAGATGGCGGATGAGCTGAGGCCGAACAATCATTTTGAGAACCAGTTGAAGCAGCTATGGCTGCGGCAGGCAGACAGCGGGATGCGCCGGAACATCGTGGAGCGCAGCCAGACCGGCGGCGACTTTGAGGACAAGGGCGCGGATATTCTGTGGAACGACGGGCTGGAATATGACACCCCGCTGCTGGCCTGCTGTGCGGCAGAAGCACTTTATCCGCACTGGCTGGCTGCGCAGATGGACCTTGCACTGGGCGAGACGGCCCGGGCGGCGAATGAGCTGCAGCTCTACACGAGTTATGTGCAGGAGTTTGCGGTGTGGGTGAGGCGGAACTATATGCCGGCAGGCGGCGGGAGGCTGATGACGTGACGAATCTGAACCAGATAAACAGCCAGCGGCAGCTGCTGCGGGTATTCGGCGGGCTGAATGAGGGATATGCGTGCAGCGAGGCAGAGCTGAGCGAAGAGAAAAACTTTTCTTCACGAGGATACCCGGCACTCGAGACCCGCAAGCCCCGGCGGAAGGTGCGGGAAGCAGCCGGGATGAATGGGATGTACCATCTGAACGGCCTTTTGACCGTGGAAGGCACGACCCTGCGGTATGCCCCGGATGACGGCAGCGCCGCTGTGGAGCTGAAAGGCGCCCTGAGCGACAATGAAAAGAGACTGGTGGGCATGGGGACCAAGGTGCTCATCTGGCCGGACAAGATGTCCTTTGACACTGCGAGCGGAACGCTGAGTGCGCTGGGGTCCAGCTGGCAGCAGGGCGGAGTGAGTCTGACCGTGACCCCCTGCGATGCTGCCGGTGTAGTGTACACGCCGAATCTGTTCGGTGCGACCGAACCGGAAAGCCCGGAGAACGGCGATGTCTGGCTCAAACAGGCCGAAGACGCCCCGTGGAGCTACCGCGACGCCCTGAAGCTTTACAGCACGGCGGGCGGCTGGCAGAACATCCTACTGAATTACTGCCGCGTGACCTGCAAGGGGCTGGGCGAAGCTTTCAAAGCCGGGGACACTGTGACGCTGACGGGCATCCCGTCTGTGGTGAAGAATGCTTACTCTTCTGATTTCAGCGGGGACGTAGTGGTGGACGACGTGGCCGGAGACTCGGTCATCCTCTCCATCGCGCCGGACATCGAGAGCGTTTTGTACTACGGCACCTGCGTGGTGACAGGCCAGAGCGTGGTGTGGACGGCCATGGACGGCAAGACCACCCAGACCTTCGACGGGCCTTTCCCGGACGTGACGGCCCAGCGGCGGGTGCCGAACCTCGACTGGCTGACGGAGCACAACAACCGTGTATGGGGCTGCTCGAGCACCGAAAACGTCATCTATGCCTGCAAGCTGGGCGACGCCACCAACTGGTTCTCCTACCGGGGAACGGCAGCGGACAGCTACGCCGTGACCGTGGGCAGCGACGGGGCCTTTACCGGTGCGGCCACCTGCATGGGATACGTGCTTTTCTTCAAGGAGAACGGTCTGCACAAGCTGTACGGCACCAAGCCCAGCGACTACCAGATGAGCAGCATCCAGTGTTCGGGCGTGGCCAAAGGTGCGCACCAGAGTCTCTGCGTCATCAACGAGACGCTGTACTACCTCTCGATGGACGGCGTCATGGCGTGGGACGGCAGCCTGCCCACCAAGGTGTCGGCCTCGCTGGACGAAGAACGCCTCAGCCATGTGACGAGAGCCGCCGCCGGAGGGCTGGTGGGCCGGTACTATCTGCACACCGAAAGCTCCGGCGGGCAGCGGCTGCTGGTATACGACACTGAGAAAGGGCTTTGGCACGAGGAAGACGCCACCGGCTGGGCCATGTGCAGCACCGGGCGACAGCTCTATCTCTGGGACAAAGAGGCCATCTGGGCCGCAGACGGAAGCCGGGAGGTCAGCGGCGAAGAGGACACGGTGGAATACGAGGCTGTGACCGGTGACATCGGACTCGGGAGCCCGGACGACAAGTATTGCAGCCGGGTGACGGTGCGGCTGGACGCGATGGAGCGGACCGTGGTGACGCTCTGGGCCAGCTTCGACGGCGGCGAGTGGCAGGAGATGGGCCGGGTGGACACCGCAGGGAAGCGTGTGAGAGTGAACCTGCCCTTCGTCCCGACCCGTCACGACACCATGCGGCTGCGCCTGACCGGAAAAGGGCAGATCGCAGTGAGGAGCATCGCCATGACGCTGAGCAGCAGCGAGGGCGGAAGAGTGAACGGAGGTGTACCGAGACGTGGCTAGTATCGTAGGGCTTTCGAAGATCTCCATGCCGAGGCTGGAGGGGCTGGATACGGCCAGCGCCCGGGAGCTGAGGAATTATCTGTACCAGATGCAGGAGCAGCTGGAATATATTTTGAGCAATATTGACACCGAGAATCTCTCGGGGGACTTACAGGAGAAGCTGAAATAGCCCTCTCAGTCGGCTGCGCCGACAGCTCCCCCGAATGGGTGAGCCTTTGGCAGGCCGGGGAAGTCTGAGCGGAACACCTGAGGCCCGACAGGGCGCAAAAGAGCGGGCCTCGATTACGAGGACAGGAGGATATGGACTATGAGCAATTTGAGTAATGCGAGAGCGCAGCTGGAGGAGTGGGAAGCAAAGAAGCCGGGCGACTACACCAGCCAGTACAAGGACAAGATCGACGGCGTGATGGGCCAGCTGGACGGGATGAAGGGTTTCAGTTACGACCCCACCCGAGACGCGGCCTACGAGCAGTACAAGAACAGCTACACCCGGCAGGCGAAGCTGGCCAATGAGAACGCGCAGGCCAACGCCAGCGCCATCTCGGGCGGGTACGGCTCGAGCTACGGCACCCAGGCAGGCCAGAGAGCCTACCAGAATGCCATGGCGGGCCTGAGCAGCGCCACGAACAGTCTGTACAGCCAGGCGCTGAACCAGTACACCCAGAAAAAGAGCGACCTGCAGAACCAGCTGAGCGGATACCAGCAGGCCGAGGCGCAGGACTACGAGAAATACCAGACCAACTACCAGAACTGGGAGAACCAGCGCAACTACTACCAGAACGCATACAATCAGGCGGCCAGCGAGGCACAGGCAAAGAAGAACCGGCGCTCGGGATTTTGGAACACCGTAGTGAGCGTGGGAGCGACCCTGCTGCCCCTTCTTTTCATGTAAAGAAAAACGCCCTGCCCGGGAAGGGGCTGAGCGGTCAAAAACCTCTCCGTCACGCCTGACGGCGCGGCGCAAAGCAACTCCCCGGGAGAGCACTATCTCGGAAGGACCTCTCAGGCGCCATGCGGCGCCAGCTCCCCTAGCGAGGGCAACGGCGACGACCGCCGCCAGTGGAGGAAGCAGGGAGGAGCTGTTGGGGCTGCGGCCAGCGGGATGCAAGCGGCAGCGCGGCAGACGCTGGGAGCCGCAACCCGGACAGTCAAGAATCAAGGAAAGGATTTGAAAGATGGGAGTTTTTAAGAGATACAAGGACGCGCAGGCGGCGCTGAAGGACGCGGAGAACGCGATGCCGGGGGTGTACCAGAGCAGGTATACCGACCGGATCAATGAGGCGCTGGACAGCATGGGCGCGGCCAGCAATGCGGGCTATGATGTAGGCACGGACAGCGAACTCTACCGGCAGTACCGGGCCGGTGCTCAGGCAAACGCCAGAGCTGCGGCTGAGAATGCCGCTGCCGGTGCGGCTGCGCTGAGCGGCGGGTACGGCTCGAGCTATGCGGGCAGCGTGGCCCGGCAGGGATACCAGCAGGCCATGGCCAACGTGGACGACGGGCTGGCCGGACTGCGGGACAAGGCCCTGACCATGTACCAGCTGAAGCAGAACGGCCTCTCGGGGCTGCTGAGTGCGCTGCAGAATCAGGACAGCCTCGAGGCGGCGGAGCATCAGGGAGCCGTGGCCAATGCACAGGACTGGCGGGACTACAAGAAGAGCCGGGCAGATCAGGCAGCGCAGGAGAAAAGCGATTTCCTCTCGAACCTGTGGGAGATGGCCAAGAACGTGGGCAAAGCCGGGCTGACGGCCTACGACACCTACAAGGGCTACACCCAGCAGCAGTGGGAGAACGAATTTGCCCGGGAACAGTGGGAGTACAACAAAGAGCGCACCGGCCAGAGCGATGCACTGAATGCCTACGAGCAGGCGTTCAACCTGTACCAGCAGGGGGCGGGCGATGCCGCGAACGCCGTGCTGGGCCGGTATGGTCTGGACACTGGAATCTTCGACAATTACAGCGGCGCACCCATCACCCGCGCAGACAAGGCGGGTGCGCTCACGACCGCAGCCGGGCTGGCAGGCGGCGGCAGCGACGAGGCTGCACGGGCGGTGCTGGAACTGTACGGCCTGGATCCGAACTCTGTGGGAAATTACAGGACGATCGCAGGACGGCAGCTTGCAACGACGCTGGCAACAAAGAGCGCAGGCGGCTCGGGCAGCTCTTCGGGCAGAAGGAGCAGCGGAACGAAAGGCAGCGGGAGCAGCTGGACGAACAGTCAGCTGCAAAGTATGGCAAAGACATTTTCCTCTATGAAGGGAAATGAGCCGCTGTACGATTTTTACAAGCGGACGCTGACGGATGCGGGCTGGATAAAGGACGACACCCCGAACCTGTTGGAGACGAACCGAGGTCTGACGGGGCAGAGCTGGAAAGGAGACCCGGCAAACAAGTGGGGTACTGGGACAAGTAACAGACAGAACCAGAGCACCGGAAGAACAGCAAGCCAGTCGAGTGTCCCGCAGCGGGCGCAGGTGGCGGCGAACGCCATCAAGGGCCAGAGGAACCACGGCTCGGATGATCAGACTATTTTTGACAGCCTGAAGTATCAGGGATACACGGACGACGAAATCTGGAAAGCCTTTGAGCTGGCAGGGTAAGACAGAAAGGACAAACAAATGGCAGTAACCAAACAGCAGCTCGCACAATGGAGCAGGGAATTTGCCGCAAAGAACCCGGACAAGGTGAGTGGGGCGGGCAGCACTGCGCAGAACACCACCACAAAGAAGAGCAGCGTCACCAAGGAGCAGTTGAGCCAGTGGAGCCGGGAGTTTGACAAAAAGGAAGCACAACGTCAGGCAGAACCGGAGCAGCGCACCCGGGACAAAGCCTTACAGCAGTACACCGAGCGGCACATAAGCGACATGGGGGAGGTGGATGCGAGGAACGATACCAGCCTTGCCGGAAGAGTATCGACCGGGAAGAAACCTCTCAGTCAGGCTGCGCCTGCGGCCACTGAAAAGGCGCTGGACATGGGGCGGAAGTGGGGCGTACCTGCGAAGAGCGGGAACGTGCTGGAGAACGTGGGCAGCGGGGCCATGGCCTACGGCACCGGCCGGGCGCAGGAGCTGAGAGCCAGCTTTGCCAAGGACAGCGTACCGGACGAGTTCGACCGGATCAACCAGTGGATGGACACCGGGGACAACAAGAATCTGGCCGACGCGGTGCGGCGGGTGGACAACACCCACGGCGCGTACACGGACGCCGACCTTATCCAAAAGGGCGGCTGGACACAGGCACAGATCGACGAGGCCCGGAAGATGAACGCTGCGCTGGACGCCATCCCCGCATGGCAGCGGGATGTGCGCCGGGCGGCGAACACCATCGGCGGCATCGGAGACACGGTGGCCGCTGCCCCGGTGCTGGGCGCGGAGTACGGCGTACAGGCGGGAAAGAACATCGACGCCACCCTGAAGAACTGGAAACAGGTAGAGCAGGAGGTGAAGGGCGACGAGCACGCTCAGAGCCTTTTCAACCTTTTGACCGACATAGACATGGACTACAAGCCCACCTGGCCGGAGAGCCGGAACCGGGAGCTGATCTCGATGGGGTACAACTCCAAGGAGATCCGGGAGATGCGCCAGAAGCTGGCGGGGCTGGAAGTGAGCGACGGCA